GTGGTATATATGGATTCAGAGTCAGCGATTGACCCAGGATTCCTAGAACGTACCGGATGTAATCTAGATGATCTGATCTATGTCCAGGCCCAATCGGTGGAACACGTTCTAGAAACAGTTGAAAGCGTCCTTAATTCGGGCGCTGAAAGAACCCTGTTTATCTGGGATTCGCTGGCTCTGACTCCTACCGTTTCTGATGTGGAGGGGGATTTTAATCCTCAATCCACCATGGCAATGAAGGCACGCATTCTCTCAAAGGGAATGTCTAAACTAACAATCCCGATTGCGAATACAAAGTCAGCCTTCCTGGTTCTTAACCAGTTGAAGACTAACATTCCGCAGGGACCAAACGCACGCATCGTCGCAATGACGACACCTTATATCACCCCAGGTGGGAAGGCTATGCACTATGTATACTCTCTCCGCATCTGGTTGACGGGGCGCAAGGCGAAGTCTGCTTTCATCGAGGATGAAAGTGGTTTCCGCATCGGCTCCGAGGTGAAGGTCAAGCTAGAGAAGTCTCGCTTCGGCACGCAGGGACGCAACTGTGCGTTCAAGATTCTATGGGGCACCGACGAGGTGGGCATCCAAGACGCCGAGAGTTGGCTGGAAGCTATCAAGGGCTCCGACAACCTGAAGCAAGCCGGCGCATGGTTTGCGCTGGTCCATAAGGACGGAACCGAAGAGAAGTTCCAGAGCGCTCATTGGGTTTCCAAACTGGAAGATGAGAAGTTCAAGAACCGAGTGTTCGAGATTATGGATGAAGAGATCATTCGTAAGTTTGACACACGCGAGGGAAGCGCTGAAGATTTCTACGACGTAGACAAAGAATGAAAGAGTTTGTAAAGTTCTTCCTAATCTGGTATAGTCAGCAAATGGCTATACCTTTTTGGGTTTTGGGACATGTGCACCTGCACTTCGCTACCTACCATGACGCCTGGGAGTACGGTGCCTCTATTCTGATGCACCTGATGGTAGCAGTGGGCTTCTGGTTAGACTGGAAAGAATCCACTCTTGGGAAGAAAGAAGACTATTTATAGTGGAGACATCGCGATGACTAAATATTCCAGCTATAAAAGCCACCAGTTAATCACAGAGAACTGGCGCAAGTTTTTAGCCGAAGGGCAAGAAGAAGAGATCGATGAGGGATTGATGGATAAAGTCAAGGGCTTTATAGCCAAGCGCAGTCCTGGAAAGGCTTTGGCACATCGCGTAAAATCGAACGGCGGCGGGGCTGAAGGAGCTTATACGGCTGCAGCCGATATCGATGGTCTCGCGAAGGAAGAATACAAGAACGCGAAAAGCCCTCTGCTAAAAAGTCTCCAGCTCGCCTGGGATGACGACCCTTCGTTATACCGTGCCACGATTGCCCAAGCGGTTATTGATGATATTGGAGAAGCTCTAACCCAGCCCCCATCTCACACACCTCAGAAGCGCGTTTCCTCTGAAGAGGATGCGCTGGCTTACCGGATTTATAAGACATTGGATAAAGCGGGACAAGCGGTGCTCCTGAAACTTTGGGACGAGACCGAAGCTTCTCGTGACTATGAGGGCAAGACCAAAGACGCGGCCTACGCCAAAGAGAAAGCCGCGCGCAAAAAAGCCCTAGCAATGGACCGCGATCGCCGCAACCGTGAACTGGATGCATGGGAAGACGACCAGAAAGCCAATCAGCGCGCTGAAAGAGATCGTAAGGAGCGTCAAAGGCGCATAGATTTCGACGGCGGCAGTGGCGGGAAGATGAACTGGCGCGAGGAATAGAACAAAACCCTTGACATAGAGGCTCCTATGGGATATACTCATAGGAGTTTCATACGTTAGGGGATACAGTTGAAGAACAAACGATATATAGAGTTCGCCAAGAGAGTGGCGGAACAATCACAATACGGAAAGTTTAGGCACGGAGCCGTTCTCGTTAAGGGAAGTTCCGTGCGAAGCGTTTCCTGCAACAAGCACCGGCATTGTAGTTTCGGTGCAAGATTTCGTAAAGAGGGCGATGGTGAAGCCACGCTCCATGCAGAGTTGGGAGCTATCCTAGGGATGGACCGCTCTACCACACAAGGTTCGACAGTGTATGTCGCCCGTATCAACAAAGAGGGAGAGGCGCGCATCAGCAAGCCTTGTCCTATGTGCGAAGCAGCCATGCGTCATGTGGGTGTGCGTCGCGTCTATTATACCAATGAACATGGCAAGATCGAGAGGATGCGTCTATGAAGCGCGTAATGATTGTAGACGCCCTGAACGCCTATTTCCGGGCTTTCATCGTCAACCCTAGCCTGTCTACCAACGGACAGCCCATCGGGGGCCTCAAGGGCTTCCTAGGCATCCTACAGAAGCTCTGTCGTGACATCAAGCCAGACACTGTGATGATCATCTGGGATGGTCCCGGCGGAAGCCGTAAGAGGCGAGAGCAGAACAAGAATTATAAAGAGGGCCGTAAGCCTATCCGTGTCAATCGGCAAACAGACCTGACGGATGAACAACAGCGCGCCAACATGGCGTGGCAACAACTGCGGCTGATGGAATATCTTAATGAGCTTCCTGTCATTCAGCTGCGCTTCGACGAGGTGGAAGCTGATGATGTAATTGCTTTTGCCACTCAGGTGGATCAATTCAAAGGATGGGAGAAAGTAATAGTCTCTAGTGATAAAGACTTCCTTCAACTCTGTGACGATGAAACGGTTTTGTTCCGGCCGATTCAAAAGAAGGTCCACACTAAACTAAACATTGTAGAGGATTTTGATATTCATCCTCGTAATTTTGCAATTGCCCGGGCAATAGCCGGAGACCCCTCAGATAATTTGAAAGGTGTTCCACGCGCAGGCCTAAAAAGTATTTCAAAAAACTTAACATTCTTGAGGGAGGATAAGGATGTAACATTGCAGGAGATTTTCGATTCGTGTCTTAAAACCGAGTCAAAAGCTAAGTTTTTCACGAACGTTTTGGAGTACAGAGATGTAATTATAGAGAACTATAAGTTGATGCAACTGTATGCTCCGGCCCTGTCTTTGCAGTGCCGTGACAAGGTGCATTATGCCCTGGATAATTTTGAATACGATTACAACAAAACTGAGGTTATTCGCATGATGAATCAGGATGGCTTTGGGGTATTCAATTGGGACGATCTACATGCAACAATGAACAGGATTGTGCTTGACAAAGCACTAAGGACCTAGTATTATACAATGACAAGGGAAGCAATGAAAATAAACGGAGAGCCTGTCAACTTTTCCAAGTATGGAAAATCATTTCAGGAAAAGTTGTGTATGGTGATCTTGGATGATCGACCGTTCGCAGACCAGATTGAGGAAGTTCTGGATGTAAACTTCCTTGAGCTTAATTATCTTAAGCTCTTTTTGAACAAGATTTTTGATTATCGCAAGAAGTATGGGGTGCATCCGTCGCGGGATATTATGAAGACCATCTTGCGGTCGGAGTTGGACAACGAGAATGAACTCACAGCCAAACAGGTTCGGGAGTTCTATGTGCGCAGCCAGATCAGCCCGTCGACGGATGTAGAATATATTAAGGATACCTCTCTCGACTTCTGCAAGAAGCAGAATTTGAAATCCGCGATGGTGAAATCTATTGGCCTCCTGCAGTCATCGTCTTTTGATGAGATTTCCCAGGTTATCAACGATTCGTTGAAGCTTGGAATGGACAACGAAGAGGGTTACGATTGGAAGAGGGATTTTGAAGAGCGATTCAAGCCTCGATTCCGCAACCCAACCACCACTGGCTGGGAGCTTATCGATGACATCTGCAAGGGCGGCCTAGGCCAGAAGGAGTTGGGCGTAGTTATCGCCCCCACTGGTGCGGGCAAGTCAATGGCGCTTGTTCATTTGGGAACTCAAGCTCTCAAAGAAGGGAAGACGGTAGTACACTACACTCTTGAACTGCAAGACACAGTGGTAGCGTCGCGCTACGATTCGTGCTTGACGAAGATTCCGCTTCAAAGCCTCTCTTCTTTCAAAGAGAAAATTTATGAGGAAGTTTTGGAGATTGAGGGGAAATTAATTGTAAAAGAATATCCTACCAAGACAGCAAGCACTCAAACTATTCGGAATCATTTAGAAAAGCTCCGAATGCGGGATATAAATGTGGACATGATCATCATCGATTATGGCGATTTATTGCGCCCCGTGCGATATCTTAAGGAGAAGAGAAACGAACTTGAATCTATTTATGAAGAGCTGCGTGGTATCGCAGCCGAATATAAATGTCCTGTGTGGACAGCATCCCAAACGAATAGGTCGGGCTTGAACGCAGAAGTTATTACTATGGAGTCAATCTCAGAAGCATTCAACAAATGCTTTGTGTCCGACTTTATCTTCAGCATTTCGAGAACGATTGAAGACAAGGCCGCAAATGGTGGTCGTCTTTTCGTGGCCAAGAATCGAAACGGACCTGATGGTTTGGTATTTCCTTTATTTATGGATACCTCAAATGTGTGCATCAAAGTATTGGAGCCATCCGAAGAGGATGAGGTTGTGGAGGTGAGCGCTAAGAAGCAGAAAGCTAAGTTAGTAGACACTTATAAGAAATTTAAAAAGAATAATGGAGGCTGATGATGTTTGAGGAAAATGAAGTCCGCGAGGCAACTCTGGAATATTTTGGTGGTGATGAGTTAGCAACTAATGTGTTTATGACAAAGTATTGTTTGCGCGACAAGAAGGGCAATTTTTTAGAGCAAGTTCCCGACAATATGCATCGCCGTTTGGCTAAAGAATTTGCTCGAATGGAAGAAAAATTTGAACAAGGGCGTACAAGTCCGGTGGCTGGGCAGACGTATGCGCGGCGGTCAGGACCTTATCTCTCCGAAGAAGAAATTTATTCGTATTTAAAAAATTTCAAATATATTGTACCCCAAGGCTCTCCGATGATGGGAATAGGAAATGATTATGTTAATGTATCTTTATCAAACTGTGTGGTTGTCGACAATCCACAAGACAGTGTTTCGTCCATTATGGACGCTGGCAAGGACCTTGCTAACTTGTTTAAACGTCGTTGTGGCGTTGGGCTTGATATTTCTGATCTGCGTCCCGAGGGTGCTCCCGTTAACAACTCTGCTCGGACTACTACTGGGGCTTGGAGTTTTGCTGACTTCTATTCATATGTTTGTCGGATGATCGGACAGAACGGCCGCCGCGGTGCTCTCATGATCTCTATGGACATTCGTCACCCTGACATTGCTGAGTTTGTCAAGATGAAGCACGATCTCACAAAAGTCACCGGTGCCAACGTCTCTGTAAAGATTACCGATGCCTTTATGGAGGCGGTTGAGAGAGGGGAAACATTCACTCTGCAGTTCCCGGTGGCCGCAACAGAGCCCGACTACACTGCAGAGATCGATGCTGCAGAGCTTTGGGCCGCTGTTATTGAATCAGCCACCACTACCGCTGAACCCGGGCTGCTCATGTGGGACAATATTACAAAGAATCTCCCGGCCCATTCGTATCCAGAGTTTGAGACGAAGACCACTAATCCATGTGGGGAAATCCCGTTATCGGCTTATGACTCCTGTAGACTTATCTCTTTGAATTTAAAAAGCCTCGTGAAAAATTCTTTTGAAAAAAATGCAGAGTTTGACTTTAATAAACTGAAAGAGATTACTGCTATCGGCATGCGCCTATCGGATGACTTGGTGGAATTGGAACTTGAAAAGCTTGAGAATATTCGTACCATCGCCGACTCGAAGGACGAAAAGGAGCTGTGGACGAAGCTTTACGGTGCGGCCACAAACGGCCGCCGTACGGGTTTAGGCACCCACGGTCTTGCCGATGCGCTAGCTTGTCTGAATTTAGCCTACGATAGCGACGAAGCCCTTGTAATCACGGAGAAAATTTATCGCACCCTACGGGACGCTGCCTACGAAGAGAGCGTCTATCTTGCCCAGGAACGAGGCGCATTTCCTGCCTTCGACTGGAACATCGAAGAGAACAATGAGTTCATTCAGCGGTTACCGAAGAACATAAAAGAACTTATTGCTAAGCATGGTCGTCGAAATATTTCAATTCTGACAAATGCGCCCACTGGGTCTGTTTCTATTATGTCGCAGACCTCATCTGGTTTGGAACCAGTATTCAGGAATTCTTACACTCGTCGACGAAAGCTTTCACATGACGAGCAACACCTGGACGCCGACTTTGTGGATGATCTGGGAGATCGCTGGGTAGAGTATGAAGTATTCCACCACAACGCTCAACAGTGGCGCGAACAGCATCCTTTCAAGGATCCTGGGCCGCTACCTGCCTTCTTTGTCGAGGCCGACAGTATTGACTGGACCAAGCGCGTAGCTATTCAGTCTGTAATCCAGCAATCCATCGACCACAGCATCAGTTCTACCATCAATCTGCCAAAGGGCACCGACCCTGCGCTGGTGGGAGAACTCTACATGCAGGGCTGGAAGATGGGACTAAAGGGTATTACTGTATATGTGGATGGTTCCCGGTCTGGTGTCTTGATCGACAAAACAGAAGAAGAGTCGGGATTCCCGCAGCACACAGCCCCCAAGCGCCCCATCGAGCTAGATTGTAACATTCATCATACCACCATTAAGGGCGAAAGATGGGTTATTATGGTCGGACTCATGGATGACAAGCCATACGAGGTTATGGGGGGGCTTTCTAATCTGATCGAGATTCCGCGAGATAAAGCCAAGGGCATCCTCGTCAAGAATCCCCGCAAGTCAATGAATTCCATTTATGACTTGAAGGTGGGGACAAATGGTGATACAATCATTATTAAGGATTTGGTCAAGGTGTTTGACAACGCCAACCATAGCGCTTTCACTCGGATGATTTCGTTGGGCCTGCGCCATGGGGCAAACATCCAATATGTGGTGGAGCAACTACAGAAGGATCGAGACTCTGATATGTTCAGTTTCGCCAAGTGTGTCGCCCGGGTACTAAAGAACTACATTCCAGACGGACAGACTGCCACAGAAAAAACATGTGGTGAGTGTGGAACCGAAGGGTTGGTATATGTGGAAGGCTGCGTGACCTGTAAGAACTGCGGCTTTGCAAAGTGTGGGTAGAGATGATTCAGTTTACACCAGCAGCCAAAGAACACCTGGCTACCGTTATTACAGAAGACGAAATGGTGCGAGTTGCGGTCCAAGGAGGAGGGTGCTCAGGGATGACATATGTCTTGAACATAGAGACAGATTTTGATGAAGAAGATATTCTCCTTGACATCCCAGGAGCTACGGTGTATATTGATCCATATAGTGCGGACATCTTAAGCGAGACCACAGTGGACTTTGTAAAGACATTGCAGCGTGAAGGGTTCGTGTTTATGAACCCCCGCGCAAACACCACATGTGGATGTGGATCATCATTTAGTTAGGAAGATAAATGAAGAAGATACAACTATGGATCGGAGAGGATCTTTCAGATGAATATGTGCTCGTTGATGACGAAGATTACGAAATGGTTATGGAAGCCTCGCGGTCATACACCAAGACAGGAAAGCTTCGTAAAAGCTCCGGTAAGTGGAGGCTTTTCCACCCGACCCCCAATTTAAAATATGCAGTCGCCTACTCGGGCCCGCATATTGACAGATCGAATGGAAGGAGTCAGGTTTTTGTTCACAGATTAATAATGGGATCCCCCGAGGGAATGCATATAGATCATATTAACGGGAATGCCTTGGATAATAGAAAACAAAACCTGCGTGTTTGTACGGCATCGCAAAACGCTATGAACAAGAAATTGCGTTCGGATAGTACTACGGGATATAAGGGGGTCTATAAAGTGAAAGACCCAAGGTACAAGAAGAAATATAAAGCCATGGGCGCAATCCCTGGCACCAGCGGCAAAAAGAAGAGCATTGGGTATTTTACTACTGCGGAGAAAGCCGCCCAAGCCTACAATGATTATGTTATTAAAGAGTTTGGCGAATTCGCTTATTTAAATGAGATAAAGGAGATAAGATGACACTTACACCAGTAAATAATTACCTCTCGGTACGAACCGTCGAGGACACAGACACAGAAGATAGCGGTATCCTGCTACCCCAGGATTACCGCGCAGTAGAGAGCCCATTTGCCGTGGTTGAAGTAGTCAACTGCTCGGGCGAATCGGGAACCCTGTGGGGCACCGGATTGCAACTTGTCGTGGAAGCACACATGCTCCGTGACATCCAGCACAACGGCGAGACCTTTACGGTCATCAAGGAAAACCACGTAATCGGTATTTTATCGGATAGTTAGACTATTTATAAGTGATGAAACTTATAATGGAAAACTGGAAGAGGTTCTTAAATGAACAAGAAGAGCCCGCTGCTCAAGTACAGCAAATTCTGCAAGGCAACCAATATCTCTCCCATTTGGCAGATAAGGTGACGCCCGACACAGTAAAAGATTTAAAGAATTTGTATTATGTACAGTTTCCTGGCGAGCTTGGATCCGATCATATTAAAAAGCATTTTGATAAAAGTAACCCCGGCTCCAGTTGGGCCGTTCCTGAACAAAAAGTCTCTGATCTTATTTTAAAAGTTCTATCTACACCACCCACCAAACAAGTCGAAGAGCGTGGGACGACGAAGTACAAGTGGCTAAACATTCCCGCCGGCGCCCAGGTTGGGCACGATAGTCTTAAAAAGCTCGATCCGTCTGATCCGAGTATTTCTGTTTCTACCGATCTGGAACGATTTGGAATGGTCGATCGGGTTAAAGACTGGGATGTTGTGAGTAAAGTAGCTCAACAAAATAAGTATGAACTGGTCACCCAAGAGGGGAAGCCATATACCAAAGAGCACCTTGCTGCCGATGTACCGGCATTTATTAAGCAAGATATCGGGGTTATTCCCGGCAACAAGATGCAAAACCCCACTGATAAAGTTAATGTAATTGCTGCCCAGGTCGGTGAAGTTAATGGAAAGCCTGTGCTTACCTTAATGACTGTTTTTCCTGGTAACTCTCCGGTCGATGCCAAAGGTAATGACATCATGAATAAAAAAGATTTTAAAGACCATGGCTATTACTTTATTAAAGGGAAATAAATGAAGCTTCTATTTGAAAGATGGCGGAGGTATACAAAAGGCACACTTCTTAAGGAAAATTTTTATTTTGTGGGAGACGAGACCCAAGAGCGCCCTTTGGCGCACGAGCTGCTGAGCGTTCTTACCCCGAAGCTACCGGGCTCAGCTAAGGCCCAGCTGGACCCCAAGCTAGAAGCCGCTGGAGCCGAAGGCATTGTAATTTCCTTAGACGACAAGCGCGTCATAAAAATGTTTCATTCATTGGATAACGCTGCAAAAAATCTACCTCTTGTGTCCAAGAATATGCCGCAGACAGCTCAAGTTTACTCCACAGGAAAGATAGCTTTAGATCAGCCTGTTTATTTTTATAAAACAGGTTCTAGTTACACCCCCGAGCAAGCAAAGCCCACTAAGGATGTTTATTACATTGTCATGCAGAGGGTAACTCCGGACCCTTACATTTATCGCTATGTGGAATTGGGTTATGATGCTTTTAATCGTCTCTCCAACGTAGACCTGAATAAGTTGGTACAGCTATACCAGTTAGGGGCCCCCGAGCTTCAAGAACGTGTGGATAGTATTTTTTTAGCGTTTATGAATAGCGACGCCGCCGCCAATCTCCCAGCCCGGTTTGGAAGCCTAGAAGAGTTTCTTCAGGGAGCTACCAAAAAGCAACGAAACATTACAATAAATGAATTTAATAAGTTTCGCAAGACTAAAACAAAAGAGTTCGTTATGGTCAACAGCTGGGATCGGCCGGTCAATCTGAAGAAAATAATTTTAAATTATTTGGGGATAGAAAACGACGTACCCTATGCCAAGGACATTGTACAGTTCCTTGCCGGTCATCCCACATTTCGGCGCCCTCCCAAGAAGAGCTTTACAAAAAATACTTTGGCTGAGGATCTACAGTCCATTATTGGTTTGGTTAAGGAGATCCGCATTGATAATAAGACCCCATGGAATGACATCCATCAGGAACAGTTCGGTCGCTCGGGCGACAATCGACTTGTGGCACTAGACTTGGGGGTTAAAGGGCAACACGGCCCCGGCGGTGTCAACGCAGCCGCTGCATTTAATAAAAATGTATCGCAACTCTCAACACGAGGCGAAACAGTGAAGGCCGTACGCGAGAGTATAGGAGACGAAGACCCTAGTGTTAAAACTTTAAATGTTTTTGATTTTGATAAAACTTTATTTTTTACTCCCGATGCAGAGACTGGAAAAGAGCGTTATGAAAAAGTTTTCGGGAAAGAATATCCCCACGAAGGATGGTTCGGTCGCGAAGAAAGTTTGGCTGACGAGTTACAAATTGAGGAAAACGAAACCCTACGTAAAATATATGATGCGCTCTCCACCGACCCTTCGGCACGGACTGTAGTTATTTCTAATCGCAACACGAAATTATATGATAGGATAAGTCAATTTTTGAGTGATCGTGGCTACAACTTTGATAAGATTATGCTTAAGAAAGGTCGTCTTTCTAAGGTCGACCGACTGGAAAATATTTGGGAGCGTTATCCCGAGGTCGACGTCGTAAATGTGTTTGATGATAGGGAGGAGCCTCTCGCCGAGTACAAAGCCTTCAGGGATAGGTACGCACTGTGGCGTGACGACCTACAATTTAACATATTTCAAGTTACCGGCTCCGAGATTCAAAAGATATAATAATCCCTTGACCTAGCCCATCATCAGTGTTATACTAGCACTATGATGAAACTGCCTCCTCTTGAATACACCTTCGACAACATAGTCCTTGGGTGGCGAGAGGAGGCTGTTTCGTTTGCGCGAGAGCACGGCTATCATCTGATTGTGAACAGCGAGCAGCGCCCTTTCCATCACTTTGTGGGATACCAAGATATTAAAAGCAAATGGTACGCAGGCATCTTCGATCTCGGGATGAGATCCTTGCTTCCAATTCCTTTTGATGTTCAGACAGTTGGCTTAGACGAAGGAAAACTTAAAGTGGTTACGCAAGGTAACACCAAAGTAGTGATTAACTTTAAGAAACTTCATATCTTTGACTTAGATAACTGTGGGTATATCGGCGCTGAAGAGGTAGTCTCCGAGTATTTGGTGCATGATATGTTTGATATTACTGCCGGCTCGCGATTGGGTCGAGATATCCTGATCAATCTGCGCAATAGTTTCGTAAAGACAATTCAATTTGTTCCATCAAATCGTATAGATAGAAACAAGGGCGGCGATTTTAAAGACATTGTTACCACGAGCATCATAAGTGCGGGGGATATCAGGAGCTTTGATTGTTCTGAGACGGTGATCCGCATTCTTTTGAATCGTAAACTTAAAGAGTATCAAATTAAGCAGCCGAATGGGAGAAGTCTTGTAATTGAGCATTCGTTTCGGCATGCCATTAAGAGCGCGTTTCACTTTGATGTGACTGAAGACTTGGATAAAAGAATAGTTCTTCATGAGTAAATTGAACATGCCGGCAATTATTCCCGTGGCGGGAATGCGGACCGAGTTTGGAATGGAATGGGACGCTTCGCTCATGCCGGTGGGGCCCAATTACGCAGCTATTGAGGCGACAGTTTATGAGTGCCTCCACGCGGGCTGCGCTTCAATCTGGATCGTAGCTAACGATGATGTGGCGCCACTGCTGCGCCACCGACTAGGAGAGGTCGCGACCGATATAGACAGCATTCAACGCGGCACCTTCGCTAAGTTTGGACAAACCAAACATATAGAAGTTCCAATTTATTATGTCCCTATTCATCCCAAACATCGAGATAAGGTAGACAACTACGCGTGGTCTGTCATTTATGGTGCTAACGTTGCATACTGGATACATACCAAGTTTTCTAGGTGGGTTCGCCCTGATCAATACTATGTATCATTTCCTATGGGGATGATGGATCCAAAAGAAGTATTAGAGCATCGTTCATTACTACGCAAGAACGCACCATTTTATTTCTCGCATAATGGAAAAACTGTAAAAGATGGTGTCCCTTTGAGTTTCGTCATAGATCCAGAAGAGTGGCGAAGAGCCAAGCATGTGATTACCACTAACTCTTCGATCTGGAAAGCACCAGATGAGGGAATGCCTACGGAAAAACTTCCTCCTGAGGAGCGGCTAGTGTCTTTAGGCTACGGGCTAGCCGATGTTTTTGAGGGCGCTCGACCGGGGACGACCCAGGAAATGAATTCTTTTTATGACTTGACAACATGGGAAGGATATGGTAAATTTATATCATCGGAACTTGGACAGAGAACCAAGCGTCCGAACACTAACACAATGTATAGGGGAAGAAATAAATGACGAAGAAGATTCCGTTCGTGGGACTGCATGCACATAGCGTGGCCGGTTCTATTTTTGATGCCATCGGTTATCCGGATGAGCATATGGATTTTTGCTATGAGAACGGGGGCGAAGCTCTTGCCCTCACAGACCACGGGAACATGAATGGGTTCTCACACCAGTTTCTGCATTGGCAGAAGATGAAGTCCGAAGGGAAGGAATTCAAGCCAATCTTTGGAGTAGAAGCATACTTCTTGCCGTCCATTGATGAGTGGCGAGATGACTATGAGAGGATTAAGGAAGACAAGAAGCTCGCCCGGACACTAGCCAAGGAGGGTGACACCTCAGGTGCTACGGTCGAAGACGAAGACGCTTCCAAGAAGGCCATCAAGTCGGTCATCAATCGACGGCGCCATCTTGTTCTTCTGGCACAGAACCAGACGGGACTCAACAATCTATTTAAGCTTATTTCAGAATCTTATAAGGAAGAGAACTTCTATCGATACCCGCGTGTAGACTATAAGCTATTGGACAAATACTCGGAGGGTGTGATTGCTGCGTCTGCTTGTCTGGGCGGACCCTACGCTGGGAACTATTGGGCTAACCGAGAGGAAGGGCCCGAGGCTGTGATGGAGGCGATGAGGGAAACCAGTCGACGCTTTGTTGAGATCTTTGGAGACCGCTGGTATGGGGAACTTCAATGGAACAATATCCCGGAGCAGCACGAGCTGAATCAATACATTATTAAGGTATGTAAAGAATTTGATATTACGCTGATTTCCACAGCTGACAGTCATTATCCCAACACCGAAGCCTGGAAGGATCGCGAACTATACAAGCGACTTGGTTGGCTCGGCAAGGGGGCCCCGGCGTGGGCGGAAGACAACACAGAGTTGCCCGCTGGTGTCGAAGAGATTGGGTATGAATTGTATCCGAAGAACGGCAACCAGATGTGGGATGCCTATAAGTATTATTCTAAGACAGGGGGTTTTGAGTACGATGATGAGTTGGTGATGAGCTCAATTACGGAAACGCACAACATAGCGTTCAATCGAATCGAGGACTTTACCCCGGACACGACGGTGAAGCTTCCAGATTTTGTGGTGCCGGCAGGATTTACCGATGCAGAGGCTTTGGTAAACTATGCTCTGGAGGGGCTGCGCCAACGCGGACTCCATGACAATAAGGAGTATACCGATCGATTGCAGATGGAACTCGATGTTATTGAAGACCGAGGGTTCAGCAAATACTTCCTGACAATGAAGGCTATTTCCGACAAGGCAAACGAGGTCCAACTGACGGGCCCCGGACGAGGCTCAGCCGCAGGTTCACTTGTGGCGTATGTGTTGGGCATTACTCAGATTGATCCAATCAAATATGGGCTTCTCTTTGAGAGATTCTTGCGTAAGGATGCGACCGACTATCCAGATATTGACTATGATGTTGCAGAGCCGATGGAACTCAAAGAGATGCTTATGGAAGACTGGGGTAAGAACTCGGTGGTTCCCATTTCAAATTGGAACACACTTCAGTTGAAGTCTCTTATCAAAGACATTTCAAAGTTCTATGGGATTGAGTTTACCGAAGTTAATAAAGTAACATCCAGTATGATTTTCGAAGCGACGCCGGCAGCAAAGATGAAGCATGGTATCAAGGCAGGAGTTTATACTCCAACTTGGGAAGAGGTGATGGAACTGTCGCCCTCCTTGCGCGGTTTCCTAGTAAAGTATCCGCACATCAAGACGCACGTTGAAGCACTTGTGGGCCAGGTTCGTTCCTGCTCTCGTCATGCGGGGGGTGTATTGATTGCTGACGACTTGAATGAGCATATGCCGATCATTAGTTCGGGTGGTGTTCGACAGTCGCCATGGTCCGAGGGCCAGAATGTCCGACATTTGGAACCACTCGGGTTTATTAAGTTTGACTTGCTGGGCCTGTCGACTCTCCGAATGATTGAAGGTGCCATCCGGCACATCTTGAAGAGGCATCATAATGTGGAGGCCCCTACATTCGAAGACGTAAAGAAATTCTATGATGAGAATCTCCATCCCGATGTTATCGACTTTGAAGATCAAGCCGTGTATAAAAACATATTCCAGCGAGCAAACTTCGCGGGAATTTTTCAATTCACAGAACAGCGGGCACAGGAATTCTGCGCGAACGCAAAGCCGAAGTCACTAGTTGATATCTCGGCCATCACTTCAATCTATCGCCCAGGTCCACTCTCCGCCAATGTGCACGAGCAATACATTCAAGCTAAGAGTATGCCTCACGAGATTGATTACATCAATCAGGAAGTGAAGGATGTAACTCAAGAGACCTACGGGTTCCTTATCTTCCAAGAGCAGATTGCGCTACTTGCGCACCGACTCGGGAAGGACCTAACGCTAGACGAGGGCAATATGCTCCGCAAGGTGTTGACCAAGAAGGGAACAGGCAAGGGAGCACGAGTCAAGAACAAGCTCAAGCAGAAGTTTGTCAACGGTTGTGTGGAGAAGGGAATTCGTCACGGCGAGGCCGAGGATATGTGGGAGAGGTTTGAGTACTTCTCCGGCTATGGCTTCAATAAGTCGCACGCAATCTCATATTCGGCAATCTCATTTCAGTGCGCGTGGCTATACAACTACTACCCGGTGGAATGGATGGCATCCTTCCTCGACAAAGAACCCGAGAAGCGCAAAGAGAAGGCAATCAACATCGCGAAGTCAAATGGCTTTGAGATTGTGGAGGCCGATGTAAACACCTCGTCGTTTGTATGGGAGATTGATCCCAACAATCCTAAACGATTGGTCCAACCGCTGGCTGGCCTTAAGGGATTGGGTGATGCCGCGATCGAACAAATCGTCGCGAACAGGCCGTTCAATGATATTGAGGAGTTCCTGTTCCATGATGACATTATATACAGCAAACTGAATAAAAAGGCGTTGGATGTGCTTTGCCGTTCGGGGGCCCTAAACAACCTGATGGACGAGCGCTTTAGTGGGCGTAAGCATTTTTGGTCTGCGGTTGCGGTGGAGAGAGTCTACAGTCGTAAGAAGTTCAACGAGAATATAGAAAGTTATAAAGAGGAGGGAGACTTCAGTGTTGCCGAAGAGATCGACAACCTGACGACGCTCACTGGAATATTCCCCATGCACCTCGTCATGACGGACGCAGTTCGAGAACGTTTGGAAGCCAATTTCGTGCCCCCCATATCGGACTATGACCCAGATCTGGGATTGGTGTGGTTTATTCCGAGAGAGATTATCAGAAAGAAGACAAAGAATGGAAAGCCGTATTGGATTGTCGCCGTAATTGATTCAAATTCGGTCTTGACAAAGTTCCGATGTTGGGGTATTATAGAGGGCAAGGATAGGATTCACCTGAATCGTCCTTATATGGGTAGACTAGATTTTGACCCAGCGTGGGGGTTCTCAACCCGCTCGATTAAGAGAAATCTAAGATTGTTAGGATAACATGATAGCAGATATAGTAGTTGGTTTGTCTTACGGTGATGAGGGTAAAGGAAAAGTCACTCATCATCTTTTGAAGTCGGGAGAGTACACTCACTGCCTTCGCTTTAATGGCGGCTGCAACGCTGGCCATACCATTTATCATAAGGGGCAGAAGTTTGTGACACACCACATTCCAGCGGGAGTGTTTTTTGGTGTTAAGTCGATCATTGGAGCAGGCTGTGTGGTAAATCTTGAACAGTTTTATAACGAAATTGAAATGCTCCACGAAGCCGGCATTGAAACGACCGGCTTAGTTTATATTGCAACGAATGCGCACATTATTACGCCAGCACATCTAGCCGAAGATAACCGAGACACAGCAATTGGAACCACCAAGCAAGGTAATGGACCTGCTTATCGAGACAAATACAATCGCCTGGGTACCCGGGCTTGTGAGGTACCACGTCTGATTGACAGCTCATATCTTATTGACCTCTATCGCGAGCTACACGAGGGAGAGTCAGAAGCTGTCATCTTGTGCGAAGGCGCGCAAGGGTTTGGTTTAGATATTGATTGGGGCGATTACCCCTATGTGACTTCGAGCCACTGTACGTCAGCCGGAGCGCTTTTGAATGGTATACCTCCCACCGCAGTGCGCAAAGTATACGGCGTGACCAAAGCATACGACACATATGTTGGTGCTAAAGAATTCCACGGAAAGGGGCGCACCTTTGATCTCCTTCAGCAAGTAGGCAACGAGTTCGGTGCCACGACAGGGCGCCCTCGGCAGTGCAACTGGCTGAATATCAGAGATCTCAAAAGAGCAATTCATGTGAATGGAGTGACGGATCTTATTATTAATAAAGTAGATGTCCTTCGTGCTGTGGGTAAGTGGAATCTTCGGTCTTATAAGAACGACTCAATTTTTTTGCAACTAGGAACAGAAGTTGGTTGGAAAAAATATATCAGCAACTATCTTTCACTTGAGACAGATGTGGAAGTCATATTTTCAGAATCACCAGAAAGGATTTAAGATGATTTTACAATATTATATGTTACGGGGTGATGAGTATCCTCCGCTCCGTGCTAACCCCAGCGATGCCGGGCTAGATTTGAGGTGGACCCCCACTGAAGAATCTGAGACTGTGCTTTCTATTGGCCCCGGCGAGACAGTGCTCGTCCCAACCGGATGTGCATTTGGAATTCCGCACGGTTACATGATGGAAGTAAAGAACAAGTCGGGAGTTGCCTACAAGCGCCAGCTTTTAGTGGGAGCTTGTGTGGTAGACAGCGGATACGAGGGGGAGGTCTTCGTAAACCTTCATAATACGGGCACTCAAATTCAGCACTTAGAACCAGGAGATAAGGTAGCTCAAGCGGTAGTTGTACCGGTAGTACATGCTCGGTTTGTTGCGTCTGACACTCCTGATATTTATGATTGGTACCCTATTACAATCTCCGACCGCGGAAAGGGCTCCCTAGGGAGCACGGGCAAATAAATGAGTGATGTAAGTGCTGACCTTCCGCGCCCCAAGAAGCGCACTCTATACTTGGCTGCACAAGTAAACCAGAAGTCTATGAACGACTTGACTAAATCCATTATTGAGATCAATCAACACGATCGATATATGGAAAAGCTTTATCCAATTTATGATTTGGAGTATCAGCCTAAGCCTATCGAAATTTACATCGATTCTTATGGGGGTGCTGTCTATCAATGTATGGGTCTTCTTGGTATCATGAACAAGAGCGTCACTCCTATTCATACGATCGCTGCCGGGGCGGCCATGTCCTGTGGGTTTATGATTTTAATTTGTGGCCACAAAAGATTTGGTTATGAATACTCCACCCCCCTTTACCACCAAGTGTCCACTGGCTTCTTTGGAAAGGTCAAAGATATGGAGGAGAGCCTGGAAGAAACCAAGAGACTTCAAAAGAAGATAGAGGAAATAACCCTAGAGCGTACTAATATTAGCCAAAAGAAACTGGCAGACGTTCTGAAGAACAAGATTGATTGGTATATGACGGCAGAGGAGGCCCTGCGCCTTGGGGTTATCGACGGGATAGTATGAGACCTAAAATAAGAAAAGTCGATAGCAACAAACGCAAGAAGGATAGAAAAGCTGCGAAACAACAACTAGAAAAACAAGCCGCGGCATTTCTTAACCACCCTAAAGAATGCTGTGTTTGTAAATCTCCATTTGAGAGAAACAAGGAAACAGTTAAAAGCTGGCATGTTGTAGTGCGAGAAGAAAGAGTTCGCTTGACATGTCCCGATTGTTGGAGTACAATACAAGAAGGATTGGAAAGAGTACAAGATGATTAGAGAAGCCCTCACCTACAATGATGTCTTGCTGGAGCCACAATATTCAGACATTAAGAGTCGCTCGGCCATAAATACATCTTCAATTTTACGAGGAAACGGTCCAACCACACGATTAGAATTGCCTATCATAGCAAGCCCTATGGACACCATTAGTGAAGAAGAAATGGGAATATCCATGTGGCAAGAAGGCGGTCTCGCTGTTGTGCACCGTTACAACACAATAAAAGAACAAGCCGAGATCCTCGACGGTATTATAATAAAGGCAAACTGTAATGCAGCAGCCGCAATAGGCACAACCGGAGACTATTTAGATAGAGCGACAGCCCTTTATGATGCGGGCGTGCGAATCCTATGTGTGGACGTAGCCCACGGGCACCACACATTAATGAAAGAAGCGCTTCATGAATTGCGTGAGGTCTTTGGGGATGCCGTTCACATCATGGCGGGCAACATCGCAACCTTGGAGGGTTACAATGACTTGGTCGATTGGGGAGCCGATAGTGTGCGTTGCAATATTGGTGGCGGTTCTATTTGTTCAACTCGGATTCAGACTGGCCATGGTGTGCCGGGCCTTCAAACCATTATTGACTGCGCGAGATCAGACAGGAACGCTCCCATCATTGCTGACGGGGGAATCCGAAACTCGGGAGATATTGTCAAGGCTTTGGCAGCTGGGGCTGACTTCGTTATGCTTGGTTCTCTCTTGTCAGGTACTGATGAAACTCCTGGGGACGTAATTAACACCCGCGAGGGGACCTTTAAGTCTTATCGGGGGATGGCCAGCAAGGATGCCCAGGTGGCGTGGCGCGGTAAGACAGCCTCTTTGGAGGGCATCGCGACGACCGTCCCGTGCAAGGGGCCCGTGAAGGGCGTACTGGAGGACCTCGTCCGCGGCGTACGCAGCGGCCTCTCATACTCTGGCGCCCACAGTATTAATGAACTTCAGGCTAAAGCAAAGTTTATACGCCAAACAGCTAGCGGACAGATGGAAAGTGCTACTCATATTTTACGATGAAAGAAATCCCCGCCACTCATTCTAAACTTACCTTTTTTTTAGATTCTAAATTACATGAAAATTTAAAGATAAGGCTTTATTATGATCAAATAAAAACCCAAAGTGAATTCTTTCGCTACTGTGTGGAATCCTATTTGAACGGCGACCCTTTGTTTTCGTCCTTCTTAGATGAATATAAAATTAACAACAACGTTCAGTCTAAAACGCGAACCAATAAGTCTAAGAAGCTTCGAGAACAAGGCAACAAGTTAATGGAGGAATTGGCATTAACGGAGGAAGATGTCCAAAACATATTTGATATACTAGAAGAGGAGTTACCAGAGCTATGAAAAAATGTGCTACAGAATGTTATTTAAGAAAAAGAGTGTGTGATCAGAAGGAGTGTCGCCTGTATATTGACTATGAGGAGGATCTTAACTGTACTTCTGTTGCTATTCAAAAACATGGCCCGATGACCTTGGAAGAAATAGGGAAGCGTCATCAAGTCAGCACTGTGCGGGCCAAGCAACTGGTCGATGCTGCTCTTGTTAAATTAAAAAAGACATTAAAGACCAGAGAAACTATTTAAAAGTAGCATATTCGCGATATATATGTTAGGAGACAATCGACTATGTCAAAAAAGAATCTATTAAATGAATCACAAGTTCGGCAGTTCATGAAGCTGGCCAGCTTGGAACCCCTTACCCCCGGGTTTGTAGAGGGCCTTACTGAAACTACTGAAGAAGCAGAAGAGTTAGAGGAGCTTCGCACCGGCCGCACCGGAGCGCTAGCACCTCCCGGCGGTACCGCCAATCTAGGCCACGGCCGAGGTCAAGGCGAAGCCGCAGATGGCTCTCTTTATGAAGAGGAGGATCTTGGGGCAGAAGAGCATGATCTTGAGGATGCCGAGCACGACATGGATCACGCCGACGACCTTGAGGACGATGCTGCCGAAGACCTTGGCGACATCGAAGCCCCAGCCGACGAAGGCGGAGGCCGCATGGTTTCCGTTGATGACTTCCTGGGCGCCCTAGAGAGTGCCCTAGAGGGTGTCCTGGGCGACGAAGTAGAAATCGACTCCGATGAGGTAGAGCCCGAAGAGGACGAAGTCGAGATGGATGTTGAACTTGATGCCGGTGACGATGTTGAAGATGTTGAGGTTGAAGACGAGCTTGAACTGCAAGAGGGTGACGAGGAAGAGGTTACCACCGAAGGTACTGACGATGAGCTTGAAGAAGGAACCAAAAAGGGTAACATCAAGAAGAAGGACCTTAAAAAGAAGGGCCACCATGGTCGAGGCCCGAAGCGTCGCGAGACAGCGAAGGAAGAGGACGAATTGGCTTACGAGAAGAATGAGTCCACCGAGGCTACTGATGACATTGTGGAGCAGATCACCAAGCGTGTTGCTGCACGAATTCTCAAGAGTGCTCTCACGAAGAATTAGAAATAACGCTTGACTTTCAAGCGATCCTAACATATACTAAAGGCTGTGGGTAACCCCCACAGCCTTTTTAGTTTGGATAGATTATGTATGAAGTAACAACACAAGAGCTCATGGTATTTGTGGTCCTTGGTTTCGCTGCAGGAGTGTTCACCAGTTTTTATTTAACGCGCTTATTCGAGGTGGTGCATATGTGGCGCCTGTTACGAGAAGTTATAGCACACCTTTTGTTAATGTGTGTTGGAATTATTGAAGATGTAGAATTCCTCAAAGAACTTAAAAGAAAGCAGATGCGTGAAGCTGACTTTACTCGTGAACAAATTCGCAAGTTTGAGGAGGTCGACGAAAGGACCTTGACAAAGTGGAAGGATGCTGTTATACTATCTTTAGTAACTAAGGTTCCGCGTAATTTTCGCAGCATGATGCCCTTCAACAACTGGCACGAAGCCATGGCCTTTTTGAGAACTGAGTTACGCGCTTTAGGAGGAGAAAAAGAATAAATGTTTACCAATAACGAAGCCCCAGAAGAAGAGAATCTTCCCAGCGAAGCACATATGCTGGGCCCCGTCGCAGAGGAAGAGCCCCCGCTTATGGGATTAGTCGGCGACATCACCGAAGAGGCCGCCCAGCAGATGGCGATGTCCTTGTTGGGATTTAATGGTGGGCGTATAATGTGCGCCAAAGAAGATCTTGAAGACACTGGGGATATTGAGTTTTTTATCTCTTCGGGCGGAGGGTCAGTTAATGACATGTTCTCGGTTTATGATCTTATGCGAGTGGTAAAAGCCAATCGTGACATTGCAACCTTTGGATATGGGCGCGTCTATTCGGCTGCAGTTCTTCTCCTTGCCGCGGGAACCCCCGGCAAACGTTATTTGGCCAAGAACGCACGCGTGATGATCCATCACTGTTCTTCCAATGCATCTGGCACCCATCCTGATATTCGAGCCAATTTTGATGAACTCAAGAAGGTCGAGGATATGATGGTTGAAGCGCTAGCAGAACACAGCAAGTTATCGGTCGGAGAGATCTATAATATAATGTCGCGTAACACAGATGAGTTTTTCTCAGCCGAGGACGCATTAGAAATGGGTCTTGTTGATAAAATCATCTAATTAGTATTAGCTTACGAGGATAACCCATGAATATTGATGCACTAGTCGAGCGCTTTTATAAGGAAGCGGACAACGAAGACCTGATTAATGAGGTCCTTAAGTTTTTGCTTGTAGAGGCAGACGCCTCGACGCCCCCGCGCGCAACCTTTGAATGGTCCATGATCCCGGACATACCTATTTCTGAGATTGGTTGGTCGGATGTGAGCACCGACGAAGACGGAGAGCAGATCCTGGGCCCACAACGCGCGTTGCTGCAGCAATATCTTGACAACATTGGGAGCGCCGACGACACCTTTGAGGGACAGATCAAATCCCTTCAGAAATTTTATGGCCCACAAGGTCCGGCAAACATTATGGCCAACGCCAAGAACAATACGGATGCCATTACTAAGCTTATTTCTTACCTTGTATTTTACAAAACACTTACCAAAGTGGTGACCAACTTTAACGCATCCTCAGCAGGATTCACCTTTGAGGCCTTCCTGGCTACACTTCTACACGGAGAACAGATCAAAGCTAACACCGGAACTATTGCAGACTTTAGAACGGGTGATAACATCCCGGTCAGCCTTAAGCTGTATGCAGAGAAAACCCTCAAGGTGGGGGGAAGCTTCCGCGACCTAGTAAGAGATCTAAGAGAGCCTAAATTTGATCACCCCGCCGATGGGGGCGCAGGCATGCGGTATGTTGTGTGCACCAAAGACATTAAAGGCGAGGGCCTTCAGCAGAAGGGTGGGATTAAGTTCTACCAGTTTGACTTCACGCTCGATAATGTGTTTAATATTCTCGCGTCCTCCATGGACAAGTCTCAGAAGAATATCTGGCTCCCCGCTGCGTATGTGGCAGCGGTAAAGAAAGGCGGCACCCTAGACTTTAATAGCACACTGCCGTCAGTAGACATGCATACTCCAGAGGATTTGGAATCAGATTTTATTAGGAATTTCAAGGATCTCCTCGGGGCAGATAGCGTTACGCTCGCTAAAAAAGAGATAGCGCTGCCGCAGCGCCCGGAGGGACTAGACCCCTCCTTTCCCAGTGAGAAAGATATTGAGTATATTTTAGATGTTATTGATTATGCCAAAAAGGACGACTACTTTAGTCTCGCCCCGGCCGCTAAAGTCAAGGAGGGCGAAGAGCCTCCACCACGCGAAGTCATTCGTGGCATTTCGCTTATGAAGGCTGACCCGCTTAGTGAACTAGCTAGGAACCTATACATTAACAATCCCGAACAAAGCCCTGATCGCGATACAAAAAAGGTACCTGGAAAGCGGAGCTTTGGATTTCTTGGAAAGAGGCTAGCTGCCGCCAACGCAATGATCGTGGGCTCTCTTAAAGCCGCCGAAATGAAGCTTAAGCGCACGCAAGCGCTGAAGGAAACCCAGTGGGTTACCGATATGGATGATCTTAAGGTTTTTTATAAAGAGCTATCCTTCGAAGAAAAGAAGCAGGCGCTTCTTAACACTTATGGGTTCCTGAACGAAGAACAGTTCGACCTTAATCGAGCACAGGCGACGGAACCGGGCGCCCCCATCTTTTCCCAGGAGCTGGGGAATATTCTAATTGGTGGTGAGATTGTGGAGAAGATGCTCAAGAACGTGTCCAAGCTTTTAAATGACGAAATCTTTTCTGTGTTTACCTCACTTAAAACTTTGTCGGATAATTTAAATGGCTTTTTTGCTGGTGGATTGTCGAACGATTCGCAGGCTGCAACAGCGATAAGCAGCGCCAAAGATATTGAAAAGAAGACAACCAAACTTAAGACCAAAAAGTAGTTTGACATTTCAAACATCTGTGTTATAATAATATAATAAGAAAGAGAGGTGACGTGTGCCCAAGTGTATATTTGAGTCGCGATCAGAATTAAACGCAAAAGTATTAAAGGGAGTTAACACTCTCGCGGACAATGTAGCCGCCACCCTCGGCCCCAAAGGTCGCAATGTTATCTTACATCAAAAAGGGAAGGACCCTTTTATCACCAAGGACGGTGTAACTGTCAGTGAGTTTGTTCACATAGACGATGAGTTTGAAAATGCTGGAGCACAGATTCTCAAACAAGCCACATCCCAGACTAATGCGATGGCTGGGGACGGCACCACTACAGCAACTGTATTGGCGCGCGAAATTATAGTTGGCGCTCAGCGATATATAACAGCCGGCGCCTCCCCTGTAGAACTTAAGCGCGGAATTGATTTGGCAACAGAGAAGCTCGTGCAGGAACTGCAAGGCTCGGCCCGACACATTGAAACATTAGAAGATGTAGAAAACATTGCTACTATTTCAGCCAACAATGATAGAGTGATAGGCAAACTTATTGCGACCGCTGTGGACAAGGCAGGAAAAGATGGTTCGATTACCATTGAGGAATCTAAAACAATAGATACTTCGTTAGATGTGATAGAAGGTTTTCGTGTTGAGGCAGGATTTGCTGCAGCAGCCTTTGTCACCGACGAACGCCGCGGCGCAGTACACTTCGATTCTCCTCTTTTGTTGGTGACGGATAATAGAATCGATTCCGTAGAACAGATCCTTCCAGCGCTAGAGATCGTGTCGCGTGACGGGCGCCCTCTTATTATTGTGGCAGAAGAGATCGAGGGCCAAGCACTGGCTGCTCTGGTGATGAATACTGTTCGGGGATCCCTTAAGATAGCAGCAGTGAAGGCGCCTTTCTACGGAGAGAGACGACGAAATATCCTCACAGACTTAGCGCTCTCCACCGGCGCAGAG